CATCTGAAAAATAGAATTTTTCCCCTTCCCATTTCATACAGGAAGAAGAATACGGAATACATGTATTGCATTTTTTACCCATTGTTTTTACATTTATCCACTGAATATTTTAACAATAAATACCCATGTTGCTCTGCGTATATATTTGGAGAGTTTTTAATCCCAAGCTTTTTTAACGCAAGCTTATCATTCATACATTTGGTAAATTTATCAGCAGGTTTCATTTATGATTCGAGTGTAGTAGGGTTGAATATTGTATCTGTATATATCTTGCAAATTAAGCATTGAAAGAATATACCCTTCATATATCCTCACTTCCATTTCTGTTGTGTTTGGATAAATACTTCTTTGCAAGAAGCATTGAAGCTTTGCTTGAAGTGCTTCTATCATTTCCAAAGTTTGATTGTAAGGATTAATGTTGCTCGTATTTGGAGCACTAACATTTACACTCATAAAAGGAGAAACACTTCCTCCTCTACTTCCACATACACTACATCCCATTTTTAACATTCTAATTTAGCATACAATCTTTGAGCGTATTTAAAAAGCTCATTTGCTTGTACATGATTTTCTTCCACTTGTGCTTTTGCTGCAAGCAAATACTTGTCTATTTCTAAAATTAAAGAAATCTTCTCTTTATCTTCAATAGAAATAGAAGCTAATGTTTGTTGTATATTACCAACTAATTGTGTTGTTCGCAAATACCATTTACACACCTTCAACTTATCATGAGGAGCTATAGCATACGTAATGTGATAAATTCCATCAGGAAACTCTGCTTTCTCTGTTGTGAATTGTAAGAAAGAAGTGGAAATTACGTTAAGTTTGTTTGGAGAAATAGGTGCTGTATTTGCTTCTGTGAATCCCGGAAATATCACTTGAATTACAGGTACAGAAGGAGTTTCCATATATTCGCTTTTGTCAAACCAATACAGAATTTCTGTGTCAATAAATTCTCCATCAAATATATCGAAATCTAAGTTGTGTCTCATAGTAAATTTAGTAAAAAAGGACAGCAATCTACATCACTGTCCTTAGTAGAACTAACTAACCTAATCAAAAATTTTTACAACACAACTGATGTTAAATCTGTGTCTTTAAGTCCTGCAATGTAAGAATTGATTACAGTTTCAAACGCTTTTCCAGTACCTTCACGGAAGAACATTCTATACATGATAGAAGCACTTTCGTTTTTGTATTGAGAAATGTATTCTCCACTTGCATCTTCTTTTACTGTCAATTGATATTCATCGTAGTAAAATTCAGGTTTAGCAATAGCTGTCAAACCATACAATGCTCTATCAATTGGATCAACTCTGAATGCTTGTCCATATTCGTAGTAATCAAACCATCTGGTTTCGATTTCTCTTACCATTTGACCTGTACCTTTTTCGTATTCAATTTCTCTCACTTTTGTAACAGGAAACTCGAAAGTACTGTCACACAATGAAAGAGTGTGGTCATGTTTCTGTACTGTCACTTTAATCATTACAGGATCTACATCTGATTGATCCCAAGCAAAATATCCATAAGAACATTCGTCTGTGAATCTGTTAAATGAAGCTGCTTCAAATCTCAAACCTACTGCTTCGCAAATAGGAGTAGTTTCCGCAGGATCAGTACAATCAGGAGTAGTGATAACAGTTCCATTAAATTCTTCCCAATTCATTCCTCTTTCAAAAGGAGCAGGAGCTTCAATGGTAAATACTGCATCTTCTCCACAACCCTCTGTAGTACATTCGGACAGTACGGTAGTACTATATACAGTCATACATTCAGTGGATGCTTCTTCTGCAATAGTAAGATAAGGATATTTAGCTTGAACTTCAGCAAGTCTGTTGTTATAAGTTCCTTTGCAATCTTTATCCATAAGCGTCAGCTTATATTCTTTAGAAGCTTTAAATGCTTCATCTACTTGACTCCAAGAGAAACTCAAAGGAGTGGTAAGATTACAAATTTGACTTCTAACACCAACCAATGTGATTTCAGGAGCACCTGTTGCACCAACGTTAGTGATTGCAGTTGCTAATGAAGTGGATGTTGCTGCAAGAATGTGATATACTTCCACGTCAGGAGCAGTGGACACTTTCACTCTTGAAATTTCTCCTGTAAGCGCAGCTACCGTAGCACCTGTTGCAATTTTTACCTGAAACAAATTAGCTGCTGCAACTGATGTATATCCTGAAGGACATGCACCTGCACAATCTGCAACTACTACATCAGAAAGAGAAAGAGCAGCAGGAGTGCTTTGTGCAACAGTTCTCCACATTGTATATGTAGTTTGTTTTGTTGCATTGTTGTGTGATTCAAGCACAACCTTATAACCCGGATATTGTGCTTGCACTCTACCCAAAGATGTTCCATCTCCTTCATCACAAGTGACAACAACAGCGTATTTTCTACATGCTACAGTTTTAGCAGCTTGTGCAGGATTTGTTAAACGTAACTTTGATACTTTTACAAATCTATCAACAGGAAGAGAAGTTCCTAAAAACTTATACTTTTTCCATTGTTTGATGTAGTCATCTGCTAATGCGTTTGCAGAAGCATTTTCGTAATCAACTGGAGTACCAATAGAACCCAAGCTTTGATACACTGGATCAATACATCCCTTGTTCAAATAAATGCTTACCTCTTGTGTGTAAGTACCAGTTGCTTTGTAGATGGGAGTACCCCAAGCTTGAACTGTGATGATTGCATCACTAAAATCAGCAGGAGCTTTCAATGTCTTATCAGCATTCACTCCATCATAACCAACTGTCCATACTTCACCTGTGCTACCACCATTCAATTTTTTAGCTTTGTATCCCTTCCAATTCAAAATGCTTTTTTTAGAAATAGCAGTGGTGAGGAATGGAGTTTTATCACTAAATGTCAATTTTGCTTTTTGAGCAGCAAATGGAGCTTTACCAAATCCAATTTTAAATAAAGGATGTGATGCAGGATTAATTGATGTTACTGATTTTGGATCTCCACCAGTTTTACTAATAGGAAAAAATCCAATAGATTGTGCAGGAAGATCTTTAGAGCTTACGTTAGCAGGAGCAATAAGTCCTGTGTTGGAAACAAAACCTCTCCAATGAGGTTGTCTGTAGTTTGATTGCATATTGTGTTTTGCTTTTTTAGGAAAAAGTCGAAACCATTAATTGTGTACTATTTTAAATCTTTTTCTCTTTCGTTACTTAATTGAAACCCTAATTGATCTTTGTATTCTCTCATTGTTTCTGTAACACATCGGTCAAGTATTTGCTCCAAGTAAAAATCATCTAATTTGGGGTGTATAGTAGTAGAAGCTTTACCTTCAACATTCGTATATCCTTCCAAATCAATTGGTTCTATTTGCTTGTAGTAGGACAAATATGTATCATCAATTGTGTATTCCTTAAAGAAAACTGCTAATTGATTTTCCGTTATATTACAGATAGATTCTTCATATTCAAATGAAGGAGAATTGAAACTGTCATTTACTATCTCTAATTCATCTTTTGGTTTAACAGGATAGTTCACAACCACTCCTGTGCATCCCTGCTTTCTTGCTACAGAATAAGAAGAAGTGAGATTGAAAAATTGTTCAGGAAGAGCGTAGAAAATTTTGTTTTGTACAGCTTTAGTTTGTTTCAATTTTTCTCCTACAACGTAATGAGACTGTAAATCAAACACATCATCTGTAGAATTAGCTCTGTCAATTTTCTCACTCAACCATCTGTCTTTTTCTCTGTTAAATAACAAAACAAAATTCTCTCTCTCCACTCTTACATTTTGAAAGAGAATATTGCTGTTTAACAATAGATGAAACTTCTGATATAGCTGTAAACTGGTCATGTACTATTTCTTGCTCACGCGAGTTTTGTAAGCTTTAATTATAGCGTTTAATAACGCTTTGTTTTCAGGATCAATCAAACGTTCAATTGCTTTTACTTTTGTACTTCCTAAAGCATTTCCTTCAAACGTGTACATTTCTGCAACACTATCATATTGAATTGTTTTGTTAATGGAACGATTGAAATAGTAAGTAGCTTGTAACTTAATAGGATCGCTTTTCAATACTTCGTTCAAATTCTCCAGTTTTTCCAAGTTTTCTACAATACTGTTCTTATATGTTTTCAATGTATCGTATACATCTTCAACACTGAACGCTTCATTGCAAGAAAGATTAAGAGCATAGCACAATGTAAGCAATTTGTCTTTTTGATTTCTGATGGAAGCAATTGCAATAGTTGCTTCATCCTCCAAATTGTTTTTACGTTGTTTTCTTGTTTGTTCCTCTTCTTCATCAAGAATGTAAAAGTTTACATCCCTGTACATAAGCTTTTCATGCAAATCAGTTTTGTTGGGAGCTAAGTGTCCTGAAGCAATTGCCATCTTCATTAACACCATATCTCTTGCATTAGCTTCATTGAACATAATCTCTGCATTAGGAGCACTCAAAGTAGCTACTGCTGTTTTCCAATATTCAGAATGTTTTCCTAAATCCACTCCAAGAATAGGAGAATATTTAGCTTCTTCTTCTTTAGTAAGTCCTGTAAGAAATTCATTGTTTTGATTTCTGACTGCTCTCACCACTTTGTATGCGTTAGGAAATGTAGTGAATTCTTCAATTCCTTTTTCTTTTGCCATTTGCTGAATTCCATCTCCAAACAAAAATTTAGCAAAAGGAGAAATACGTTGTTTTACTTTGTAAGATTTGTACATTTTTTTGATTAAGTTAGTTAGTTACTCATTATATTCGTTCCTTAGAATGCTGTTGGAGTGAAACGTTTTGGAACGTATTCAATCAACACAATTTTAGTAGGATCTTTTACAAACAACGCACCATGAGTGTCCATAGTAATGGTGAATCCTTTTCTTTGTGTACTTACCACTCTTCCATTTGCAGGAATTCCAAAGTAAGAAGACAATGTTGGATTACTACCTGTACCTACTTCAACTGTAGTAGCTTCTTCGTATCCTTTGTTTTTCAACATTACTACATTGCTACTGTTGTGGTATGTATCTTTCAATATACCGGGATCAGAAGGCATTCCTGAAGCTCTGTTAGAATACTTCTCGTCAGTAATGTCCTCAATAAAGATCATATAAGAAGAGTTGTTATACAAACCTTCTCTTCCCTGAAATTCATGATCTTCATCAATGAAGTCCAATACAGGATCTACAATTACTTCTACCATACCCAATTCAGGGAAGTGTCCTGAAACAAAACGAATAGGATTGAAGGAAAGATTTTGTGCATCTTTACCACTAATCAAACCATTCAACAATGGATTTCTACCATCATTAACAAGCAACACTTTTGTAAGCTGTGATTGTCCTGCATCAGTTAACCATTTGTACAACTCAATTGCACCACCTGTACCAGTTTTGATACGAAGTTTTCTGTCAATTGGTTGAAGCATTCTTGCGTTACTAAACACCTTTGATGCTAAATAACGAACAATGTTAGGAAGTTCAGTGAAATCAGAGTAGGTGTCATAATTACCAAACTCCTTGATGTAATAATAATATCCTGCGGGAATACGTTGTTTCTTTCCGCCTGCACCATTTCTGATGAAAGGTTTTTGCCACATCAATGCTTTTTCTTTAGAATAAGCAAGTTGTTCTACCATCATTTTAATAATTGTAGGAACCCATGCTCTTTTCTTTACATTGAATTCTTTTGCTCCTGTTTTACCATTGTTAGTAAAACTTCCCTGCAAATATTCGCTTACCATATCCTGTTGAGAGATATTGTAGCTTCCACCCATTCCGTATTGTCCTTTACTGTCTGCTGATTCTACGTGATATCCATCACCCCACGATGTAACACTGTGAGTTACTCCCATTTCAGGAATTTCAATGTTTGTACGAAGTGCATACAATCCAACAGGATTTACATCTTTTACAGTTTCACGTACAGTATCGAATTCACCTGAATAGTTTGCAATAGATTGAATAGGAATACCAACAGGGAACATATCAGGAGTAACGTATGCATCAGGATCAATAGATACCAATTGCACAGCATATTTCCAAGTATCAGAAGCTACAGGTTCAACTACAGGTTGTCCATAGAATTCTCTTTCTTCTACTACTCTCACTTGTACTCCATCACGAAGTTTAGTTGTAAGAATATCATTCGGCCCGTAATGATTCTTGTCAAGCTCCCAAAAGAAAATGCTACCGTTAATACCAAGCTTATCTCCTGTTTCTCCATACACAGCGCGTAAACGAGCAGGTGCATATTTGTAAGGAACCATCATTTCCAACTCTGCATTATACCCATTTACTTCAATGGTGTTACCTGCAAGTTCCGTCATATTAATCAACGGAGTGGAAACATATTGTGTCATATTCCACGGTTTTAGAATACCCAAGAATATTTTTCCTGGATCTCCTCCAAACCATTGTGCTACTGTGTTAGCTTCGGTGTGCTTCAGTGAACTGTAAGGAGATTTATACTCTCTTGTAACTAATGCACCGTTAAATCCCTGTTGTGGGAATTCTGTTGATACTGCCATGTGTTTTAATTTGCTTTGCTTTTAATGAATTCTCCCATACTGAGAGTAGGGAGTTGTTTGGTTGATTTAACAGGAGGAACATCTGCTGAAGCTCCTTTTTTGTTTACTTGATTTTTGAGAATTGTATTAAAAGTATTCTCGGTTTTTACTGTAGTTGCACTTGCTAATTTAGATTGAATGTATTTTTCTTTGTTCACAGCAAATTGCACAGCTTCTATAAGCTCGTCTGGATTATTTTTTAGATTGATAACCCACATATCAAAAGCACTAAGCAATGTTCCATCAGGAGCTTTGTAAGCTTCTTTGTATACATAGTCCACTACACTTGCTGCTGATTTTTGTGGAATTCCTTTTTTAACTAAAGCATCTCCAAACCCTTTAATTTTTGAGATTTTCTTTTGCTCTTTTTCCTGCGCTATTTTAGTTTCCTGTGCAGCTTTTAATTGAGCTTCTTTTGTGTATTTTTCCTGTAGTTGTTCTTTTACTTCTAAAGCTTCTGTTTCCAATTCTCCATCTGCTTTCAAACCGTTTACAAAACGATTTATCCATTCAGGAGATTTTTTATTTTCGTCTTTGTAGTATTGCTTAATGATTGCTATCTGTCCGTCTTCTGTAGTGATATCAGCTTCAACCACTTGTTGTCTTTGCTCGTAAATTTTAGAAAGTTCTTTTAAACTTCCTCCTTTTTCAGCTAATTCAATGAGAGTTTTTAACTCTTCTGTTTGATTCTTGTAGCTTTCAATTTTAGCTTCTGCAATGTAGTCTCCAAAAGCGTCTGCAAACTCACCAAAACTATCAATATCTGTAATAGCTTCTTCATTAAATTCAAATCCAAATTTCTGTCCAAATGCTGTTGCTGTTGCTCGGTACAATTGAAGAGGAGAAATTGTTTCTGGTGTTTCTTCTACATCTTCATCATCAGTTGTTTCTTCGCTGGATTCTTCATCTTCCACCACTTCTATCCCATCTTCCAATTGCATGAATTGTGAAGGGGAATCTTCAGAAGTTACCGTTTCTTCACCTTCTTCTACAATAGGAATATCTGAATCTATAATCATAGGTTCATCAATCCCAAAAAATCCATTAAATTCCTGTGCGTTTACGCTTACTTTTTCCATTTGTGTTACAATTATAGATTGGTTAATTCTTTACTTCTTTAAAATTTACTACATTCCTTCAAATAGCATATTACCAACTATTTGCTTTTATCTCCTCTTACTTTTGCTGCTTTAAATTCTTTATCAGCTAACACCTGTTCGTGTTTTCTTTTCTCTCTATTATCAGCAAGCTTCATCATTTCAATCTTAGTTTGATTTTCATTCTTAGCTTGATTTTCTAAAGAAGTAGCTTCCAATTGTGTATTTACTACATCAATCTGTGTTCTGAGTTTTGCAAATTCAAGCATATCTCTCACACCATTTCCATCATCATCCTGTGCTGTTTCAGAGCTGTATCCATAAGCTTGAATGTAAGCTTTGTACAAATCATACTCTCTATCAAGCTGTGCTTCTTTTGCTTGGAATTCTCTCTGTTCTCTTGCAATTTGTGATTGCTGATCTACCTGTTGTTGTTGAATTTGATTTTGCTGTTGCTGCATTTCCATCTGTTCAGCCTCTACTTCATGAAGCATATTCACAATATCTTTGATGTTATCAGAAGTTCCCATTTTAATACGCTCACTCATAGGAGTGTTTGTAGTATTCATTTCAGCAAGTTTACGGGCATATTCCAATTTTCTCTTTTCTTCCTGTGATTTATACACGTACACATGAAGTTGATAAAAATTGAAATCATTCTTCATTGAATCAAGAAAAGCATCATTGAATATGGAATTGATTTGAAGATTTCCTAAATCACCTTTTTTCCATTGTAAATATTGAGCAGCATCAATCTGCATTTGAAGAATTTCACGCTCACAATCAAAGAAACTTTCTGTCCACGGAGAAGTTTGTGTATAGCTTCTTCCAATTGCTTGATTTACACCTGTAGCTGTTTCTCCTCTTCCAACATCTCCCAATCTTTGATCTGACATTCCCACTTGCTTCATTGCCATTTGTCTAACAATTTCAGCAAGTTGAAAACGTGTTTGAATTCTTGTACTTCTATCTAAATTCACTTCTCTTGGATATTGTCCTCCCTGTCCTCCTTCTCCTTTTGTATTTTCAAGAGATGTATCAACAAGTGTCACTCCCAAATCTTTTGCAACCTGAAACCACTTCTCCACCATATTCTCTCCACCCCAATCCTTATCTTTGTGCATGATTTTTGCATCCATTACAGCAAATGGAACCACTTCTGTTTGAAGATAGCTCACCACTTGATTCATTAGAATGTTATGCAACCATTGGAATGTTTTTAGCTTATCAACTAAGGAAGTGGGAACAGTGTTGCGATTGTTAGCATACTGTCCTGCAATGGGAAGCTTACATCCATAAATATAAAGCTCTCCTTTAAATTGTAAATCATTGGGAGCAATATTAATGTAAATAGGTTCTGTAACAGTGGTGTTGGTAAAATACCTGTCCACTTTGATTCCTCTCCACACTTCATTCACCCAAGTCCATGTGATTGTATTCAATTCATCTTTCTGATTGAACATCACACTTCCCTGTGCTTCCTTAATGTAGGAAGGAATGTAGAATGTTTCATCTACAAGTATTTTTTCTTCCAGTTGTGTTTGAGGATTTGTCCAATACAATTTTCCTATTTTCTTTTGAGATTTCCAATAAGCATGAATTACAGGAACAAATCCATAAGTAGAGAATTCTGCATTTCCACTCACTTTGCTGCTTTCCACTTCATCAAGAATGGTCATTGGAGAATTTCCTATTTGATCCATCCACGGAGCAAACTCATTGAAATCTCTATTTAATGTTGGAAGCGATGTTTGATAAGGAAGTCCATTAGGATTCATGTAATTAATTTTACTTCCATCCATTGTATGTCCAAGCTTATCTCCCTGCTTGTAAACACTTCTCCATTGTCTCTGGAATCTATCAAGCTGTTTTTTGCTCATATAGTGTCCATACGTATCAATGATTTCGCTTACACTCATCCAATGAATCACACCTGCATAATCACCATCCTGCACATAATCTGTTTCAGGAGATTTGTGAGAGAATACATTAAGCGGATTTAAGGATTCTACCCTTAACCCAAATCCATCTGTAAATATGTGTCTATATCTTTCTGCAACTGTGAGGTAATCAGCATATTCAATTCTCTGTGCTTTTTTAATGTTAAATCTAACTAATTGATCAGAAAGCTCTGTTCCTGCCCAATCTTCCATCAAGTGTCTAAAATCTTTTGTAAAGTATTCTTGAATTTCAACAGGAGTTTTTTGCTGTTCAATTTCTGCTTTCATTTGTTCAAAAGCAGCAGCTTGTTCTTCTGTTTGAATAGCTGTGGGATCATTAGGATCAATTCCTTTGTTTAAAAGTTCTTCAAGTATTTTAGTTTGAATATCAGCTTTTACAAAAGATTGAAGTGATTCTTTCTTAAATTTAAGCTTATCAGATTCAATCTTATCTCCTTTTCCCTGTACAGCAAATAAATCAGGAAGTTCTGAAAGCTCTCCAAGAAGTGTATTGAACGGTTGAGATATGATGTCATAGTTTTTAACAAAGGAGAATTCTAAATCTTTTTGAAGTTCATTTATCATATCAAACTCTTGCTTATTTTCAGCGTCCTGTTGAAAATAGTCAGAAGTGATGAGTTCTCCATTAATAAGCTTATAGTTAACTAAATATCTTCTTTTTCTATGATATTGTAACCTTGCTATATTCCCTAATACATCTAATGTTTCTCTTGCCCATTTAGATGGTTCTCCATCCTTATTAGGAAGCTTTTCTTTCAAAGATACCATTTGAGGTGGTAGCACTTGATAGAATGAAGCATTAGAATTTATAAAAGGATGTTGCTGCAATAAATCGTTATCCATCAATTTTCTTGATTTAAAAATGCAATGTTAACACTCAATACATCAATGTTAATGAAGTTCATTGAAATAAATGTTAATCATGTAGCACCAACTACTTTTAAATTCCAAAAGCATTTTTTGGTTTGTGTTTAAAACTCATTCCAAAAGCATTTTTAATGATTGGAGGAGTTTTCTTCTTTTCTTCTATTTTGTTGTTTAATGTGACAACAGGAGTTCCGAATTTCTCAAAATAGTTGTAAGCAGCTACAGCATGAGAAAATCCAATGTAAGCATCTAAGTTCTCATCAGGGTCATAAGCTTCTAATTGTTGAAGAAGAATATCATCGAAGATTTTAGCATATCCAAGTGTATCATCTTCCAGTTCATCATTCACCCAACCAAGAGTAGAGTTGATAAGAAACTTTTTATTGGTAACTGTTGGTCGTAATCCTTTAGTATTTTTGGTTTTAGTAAGAACATTGATTTCTCTTTGAAGAGGAACAGTGTCAACTAATAAATGTGTTTTGTGTTTGTTTTCAAAAAAAGAAAGTAAATCTCTGTCAGAATGCTCATAAAGAATTTGTCCATTATACCATTCCGCTAAATCAAGAAGCATTTGGTGAAATTCTTTTACTGTTCTACATCTTCCTAAATATGAAGCCACCTGTTTACCTCTAAAATTATCAGTTAAATCAGAGTGATTTCTTCTAAGTACTGTGATATATCCCAAAGAATCACTACTTCCGACTTCATCTTCCCTGACACAATCTACCCCCAAGACGTGTACTCCATAACTTGTATATTTAGGAAAATCAAATACTTTGATTGCTGCGTCTGTAGCATACCCCGGATTTTTCCAATCTGTTACAAATGGTTTTGAAGAAAGCTTATGTTTAACTTCTCCACTTCTTAAATCTCTAAATAGTTCTACTGCTGTGACATCTACTGCTCCTGATTTTAAATATTCTCTTTGTTGATAGATGTATTCAGATTTAAAACTTGATGTATTGGGTTTAGTAAGAATATCTTTAATACAAAGAGGATAGTAAGATTTGTATTTAATCCATGCGGTTGCATCTTTGTCCTTCTTCTTATCTTCAAGCTCTTTTGCTGTTAAAGCTCTTGCAGCTTCAATGTCACTTACTTTAATTTTCAATGTTTGTATATCATAATTGTTTTCATCATATACAATATTGTTGTTTGAGAGAAATGTACTAAATGGAATTTCTATTTTAGTTTCTTTTCTATAATCAGCAAACAATATTCTTGCTGTGGGTTTTCCTTCTGTTTCAAATTCAAGAAGATTTGAAGCTTTTGGGTTAAGTGTAAAGTTAAACGCTGCATCTGCTTTACTACTTTCTCCACCTGTCCACGAAAAATAAGGTACACATCTATACCCAAAATCCCCCTTAATTGCAGGTTCTACAGCTTCCCACACTGCTCTGAATGGATATGTACCAATTTCATCCATTGCAAAAAATGACAAGCTTTTTCCTACCCCCACCTCGGTTTTTGTACCATTTACAGAGTTGTATAAGAACAACTTAGCTTTTTCATTTATGCTATTATCAGTGTTCGTATCTCCAAATCGAATAAGATTTCCTTTCCAATCCTTATCAATATTTTCTACAATCATAAATGGTTCTCCTACATTGATTGCATCTTGCATTTTTTTTGTAAATGTTTGCTTATCTGTATCTGCTCCAAATACTATAAGTGATTCAGAACCTTTATACAAAGAAGTTTCTCTTAAAGCAAGTGATACTAATATTGAACTTTTACTTAACTGTCTGCATGAGGCTAATGTATATCCTTTTTGTTGCTTCATTGCATTAGCATAATCAGTGTGTACAATCCATTCCGTATCTCTAAATGTGGGATTTTGTACATTGGTGATAGTTTTACCACTACTATCCAATCCAATATCCACTGCTGTTTTAAAGTAGTTTAAATGGAAATAGAGATTTCCCGGTATCCACACTCCTCCAATAATTAATCCTGTCCTGCACTTTTGTCTTTCTCTTCTAACAAAATCTCCTCTATCTGGATGATCCTTTGGAGGAATGTCTTTAGGGTTCATATTAATGAAAAATTCAGACGTACCACCATTAAAGATGTCTGTCTGAATTTCATTCTTCACTGTTACTATATTGTTGCTTACTCCAATTAGCTTTTGATTTCCCATTTTGGTGTGTTAAATATGTGTGTTATTTCATATTTGATCAAAGATTTTTTCATTAATGTATCCGTTCAAATAGCAAAATGCTTCATCATTTTTTTTATGAAGCTTTAAACCAATTCTTTCAAGAATCATTTGTGTTGCGTGAAAAACCTCATGTGTGATGGTGTTAATCAGATAGTTTCCATCATACAAACAATCCATTTTAAAGTACAACACTATGTTTCCATTATTGAGTTGTAAAGCAATTGCTGTAGAAGTTTTTGCATATCTTTCAACATCTTGAAGAATGTTTTCAATAGAATCAGCATCTATTTTAAATCTATATTCCTCTAATGTGGATTTTAAACACTTCAAATCTTTGAAACACACAAATACTGTAAATGGATATATCCCTAAATCAATTTGAAAAGCTTTCTTTTTTAAATTTGGAATTTTCATACAGAAGATTTAAAATATTCATAAATGGTTTTCACATCTGTTTTAATACACCCACATTGCTTCTTTTTGTTTGCATAGAAAGTATTCAACTTGTTGTATGTATCAACAGTGAGTAGTTCACTTGTTTCTACGAACTTATCCCACTCTGCGTCTGTGATTTGAAAGTTTTTGTATTCTTGTTCCATTTGTTTTATTGTTTAATCATCATGTATCATTGATTCTCTTCTTTCCTTTCCCCCCCTTAATGAAGAAGTAGATTGAACTGTTTCCAATTTTTCAATTAGTGGAAGAATTTCTAATACTAATTCTGTAATTCTACTTCTTGCTTGAATTTGATCCTCTCTTGAAGCGCACAAAAAAGTTATAGATTTTGTATTTCCTTTTTTATCTTTTCCTGATTCTTTTGTTAACTTCCTGTGTTCAATTAAAGCAATAGGTCTGTTGTTATAATACCCTTGTATATTTTTTAAAGTATTTACTACCGTAAAAATCATACCCTCTAAAAAAGAAGTTAGACCTTCTTTATCATTCATTGCTAAAGCAATTCTTGAGCATTGTTGAATTACTTTTAAAGATGTCAGGATTTTTTTTTCTATTGTACTAATAATAGCAGGAGCAACTCCTCCTTTAGCTGTAATTTTCCATTCTAAATCGTCTGATATATTTTCAATATCTAATTGATCTAAATATTGTAAAATAGATTTGACTTCTTTTTGTAATGAATTATAATCAACTGAACTGTACAGATTGGATTTCTTCATTTGTTAACTTTTTGAATATATATCCTTGACATTTGTGATTTTTTCTTATAGACTTTCCGACAGAAACGTGATGTACTCCTAAATATTCAGAAGCTATTCTAATATTCTCAAAATATTTTACAATATTTCCACTTAGGTCATACATAGCAACAGGTTTAGAATTAGGATTATCTGCACCTTTCTTCCCCCACATTTGATTTAAACATCCTTTTTTACATTCACTAAAATAAGCAAGAGTTTCTACATTATGCCTTCTTCCTTCCATAGGACTCTTTTTTTCTTTCATCTTTTTCATGTGTTCTTTTGAAAGTAAAAAATCTTTATGATTGTTTCTTTCTCCTCCATTTGAAAGATTACAAAGCTTTATTCCCTTATCTCTAAACTCTTTAATGTGTTGTATCTCTAAAGCTTTAATTTCTTCTTCACTATCAGATTCTTCAACAATTAATATGACATAATTATCAATTTTGTTGAATACATTTTTCCAATAAGTATTTCTACTTGTTTTTGTAATAGCTCTCCCATACTTAGAACGAAATCTCATTGACCCAATTCCAATATAAAACACTTGATTAGTGTCTAATCGTATGTGATGATACAGATAAAATTTTTTACCTTGTATATGTTTTTCTTTTACAAAAGACCACTTTTTTGTATATTCTTCAAGCATACGTTTCTTCTGTTAATGTACAAGCATTTCCTCCATTATACCCTAAACAATTTCTGCTCCAATAAGTAATCATCCCTCTTCCCAAATCAAACCACAAACGATTGTAATACCAAGTCCCTCCAATATATTGTCTATACCAAAGGAATCTTGGTAAATAAAATCTGTATTCTATAGCTCTAAGCAGTTTGTACATCTGCAATTAAATTATCCGTATCCAATCCATCCAATCCTACACTTGATGTAGCGGTTGAATAATAAGCAGAACGTGTTACTCCTGACATTTTCATAGCTGTATTCACACCTGCTCCACTATCAGCAAAAGAAAACATATTTCCTCTTGAAATTCCTAAATCCTGTGCTTTAGAAAGTTGTTCTTCTGTAGTTCCCATAAAAGTGATTCCCCATTTCTTAGCTCTTTTTTTCTCAATCAATGTTTTGATATCAGGAGCTTTGTATTTTCTTGAAGAATTTTCATCACCATCTGTCAAAATACTTACAAACACTCCATCTTGTTTTTTAGGAACTAATTTAAAAGCTTTACCAATAGCATCATATTTCAAAGAGCCTTGTATAGTAGTGCCAAGTCCATCCTTTATAATGTAAGGCGCACTACCTTGAACAACTTTAAGTTCATCAATAGTTAGGTGTTGATGGTCAGTTGCAGCTCCACCTTGAATACCTGCAAGAGCATTGTGTGTAAAAGTATTGTTAGCAGTAGTTAGTGCATCTTTAACAAAGCCAGTAGTTGCAAGCTGTGTTGTATTCGTCCCAGCCGGTGCGGTAGGGGCCGTTGGGAGGCCCGTGAAGGCCGGTGACAGCAGGGGAGCCTTAGCCGCTAGTAGGGTATCGGTTTCGCTTGCACGCCTCACCTGCGAGCCGCTGGCCCCTGCTGGGACGGTTAGGTGGCCTGTCATCGTGCTGCCAGCGAGCTGAACGTAGCGTGTATCGTTCAAGGCTGTGTTCGCTGACATAAGATACCAAACGTCCTTACTTACTTGATATACAATCTCCTGACCTTCCAAACATAACGTAGGAACAGCAATTCCATCTGTTGATTGTGGAGGAACAACAGTTAATGTACCTTCATTTGTAATCAGGTACATATCTCCATCAGCTCCATCAGGAGGCAAGATACCTGGAGCAGCATCCCATCCACCAATAAAGTGGAAGCCACTAATGTTAAGATAGTCTGCTGATATATGTCCTGTAGCATCCAAAGGAGCAACACCATCAGGAGCGCCCTTTTGACTAATAGGAATATACTCTTCAACAACATCTGTACCACTAAGAGTAGCTGTAACAGTAAGTACAGTATCTACAGCAGGAGGAGTTTGACTTCCTTGTGTATCTGTTCTAACTGCTGGAATAGTCCAATATGTTCCATTGTCTGTAGCTTTAGCAGTTACCATATATCTAGCAAATGCTGTAGGAGAAGTAGATATTACAAGTGTATCTCCAGCAAGAATAGCAGCACAACTTCTTGTATATCCATTAGCATCTACATCATTAAGAAGAATATCTCTATTAGATCCACCAGTAGTAACTATCTTCATATATCCAGAAGCAGGAGCAGCAGAAGTGCTACCTCCATACTTCCATTGAACACCTCTGAATGCACCTTTAGCAAGTTCATCTTTAAGGTATTTGAAAGGTACAACATCTCTATCTGCTACAGGATCAAGATTAGCTCTTAAGAATCCTGTAAATGTATCTCCAGACTTCTTAGCATATTGCTGGTGATCATCATCACTAAGTCCAGTAAGTGATCCGTGATCTGTTACAGGAGTAGGAAGCAAGCTAGTGTTTCCTGTATGTATTACTTCATGTGTTCCTTTTGTATCTGTATAGTATAAAGGATCACCTGATACAGTTTGGATGTTATTAGTTTTTAGGAGTCCTGTTTCATCTATAGCAGATGTAATATTATTTACAACAAGATTACCTTGTGCATCTTTATATGCAGGATAAACAGCACCTGTTCTTATGTTTACGCCAGCCTGTAAACCAACAAGCTCTACAGACTGGCTATTGTTACTTAGTGTAAATTCACTAAACTTCTTGCTGGCCATAAACTACCTCTTTATTGAATAATAGGGCCAAGACGATTGCCAGTAGCCCACCAATAAATATATTGATTACCTACTACACAAGCTCCAGGTTGTCCAACCTGCCCTGTACTATTAAAGTTACCACCATATTTACCGGGCATACCAGCGTTACCACCCCAACTGTTATAAGAGTTGTGTGTACCTTGTCCACCTGTTGTTAGCGTACCGTTTACACCGTAGTTACGGTTGCCAGAATAACCTGCGCCACCTCTACCACCATCACTACCAGCACCACCACCACCACCAATAGAGTTATCACCAGACCAGTCACCACCAGCACCACCACCACCACCACCTTGTATAGTTCCATTGTTTACAATATGAACACCAACTCCAGTTTGATTAATAGCAATAGCATCACCACCAGCCCATTGTGTACCTCTAGCTCCACCATTAATAGGTGTACGATTAGCACCACCTTGACCACCACAACCAGAGATATACCCATCATTGTAAATAATAACTTCAGATCCTGCTGGCATACCTGCTACATAAATTGCAGCAGGAGAGTTCTTAGTTTGAACTTCGTTAGGTCTTGATCCAGAGTATGAATAGGATTGCCCTATAGTAATACCAGCAGGAATAGTTAGAATAAGTCTGACAGGTAACACTGTCTCATAACCTAGGAAAAAGTTAGCAAAGTTAAGAGCATTAAGGTCATTGTAGTTAGCAGTAAAAGTATATCTAACAGTTGGTATATGAGTAAGAAGCAAGGAACCATTTTCCTTAACCCATCCACCTTTAGTTCTCTTCCATTCTTCGCCTATCTGTACGTGGATAGTTTCAATAGCTCTCCATGTATTTGCATCTTTAACATGTGTTCTTATTGTCATATATCACCTCAATACTGATACCAAACATCACCATCTACACCACCACTAGGAGCATTAACAGATACATATTTATTGCTTGTAGACATGTTGCCAAGACCAAGGTTAGTACGAGCTTGTGCAGCATTTGATGCACCAGTACCACCATCTAAAATGGATATATCATTTACAAGTCCACTTACTGAACCACCTGTAATAGCTAGGTTTGCAGCAGTGCCTCCAGTAATAGCTACAGCATTTGCATTCTGTGTAGCCATTGATCCTAAGCCCAAGTTTGTACGAGCTTGTGAAGCAGTAGATGCTCCAGTACCACCATCAGTTACAGCAAGATCTGTAATACCTGTGATGTTACCTCCACTAATAGTAACAGCATTACTGTTTTGTGTAGAAATACTACCAAGACCAAGAGTATTTCTTTGCTCCGCAGCATCATTATCATCAAGCAGTGCAAGCCCAGCAGGAGTTACTATTGCGTTATTACCTTTAATTTTCTTTCCAGTAGTGCCATCAAATAACACCATAGAGTTATCTACAGAAGTTACTGGCCCAACAACATCACCATTCAATTCAAGTAAAATCGGATCTGGCATTTTAATCTCCTTTAAGCATTAGATGCTTGTTCATTTGTTAAGGCTTTAGCCCAAATCTTGATTACACTAAACCAAGCACTACCAGAGTAAGATAGTTTAATATCATCTCCTGTAACGAGGTTAGTAGCTGTGCCAGTGCTTGCAACAAGAATACCATTATAGAAAGCTCTTACACCTGTATTACTTACAGCAACAGTAAGTCTGCATCCAATACCAACCCATTTTGTACTATCAGCTTGTAGTGTTAGATATTTCTGAACACCACCTTCTGAATAGTAATATCTCAATTGATCAGTGTTTGTCTTATAAAAGCCACACTCAATTGATCCGCAAAGCCATCTAGCTATCCAAGCATTACTTGCAGAAGTTCCTGGCTCTACATCCATAGAAATAGAATATGCAGCAAAGTTCTTCAAGTTGTTGTTTGTTGGAATACTCAACACTTCAGTAGCAGCCTGATCAATAAACAAACCTTTATTAGTAAACCTTGGTTCATTCAAACCTGCTGTAGAAGCCTTACCACTCTTATCAGTATATCCTCTACCTGCTGGAGCTGTGAAAGTAGTCTCTCCCATACCTACACGCATTGTTACTCTGTTCTTCAAGTCTATAGCAAGATCATATACAGGAGGAACATACAAAGGATCTTGCTGTGTTCTTACCATAACATACTCATGCTCACTTAGAATCCTAGATTCAGTTCCACTTTCATTTACAAATACACCTTCACTATTAGCATTGATACCTAACTTAACATTATTCAAATGCAAGAACATACCTACATCGTCAGACGTAATATATTGAGTATCATATCTAGGCCCAAAGCCTGTCTTAACAGCTTTGTGTGTAACTTCACCTTCGTAAGTACCACCAGTAATAGGTACAGCACCTACTTGAGCAGCAGTAGTGTGGTGAGGATTAGATGTATCTGTAATGTGACTGTTTATTTCAGAATCTGTTGATGCAAACATAGCATCAATTTCAGGTCTTGTGTATGTATTAAGAATAGCACAAGTAAGTTGATGAGGATTAGCTACGTTTGCAATGTGAGCATTCCAAGCAGCCACTTCATCATCGTATTGTTTTCTTGTAATCTGAATAGCAGACTTCTCCCATTGACTTGTATTAAGTCCTGGCCTTGTAGAAGTCGAGGGACTAGCAACTTTAGATACATAAATATATCCATCTGTTTCATCCCAAGCAATAGCATTCTGCTTATAATTAATATCACTTCCCCATTGAAATACTCCACGTTCTGCTAGAGACAATGTATTAGTGTCATGCCTATTATCCATGAAGTTAAGCATCTGATAGACAGGGATTTCAGCAACCCAACCAAGCTGATACTTACTTACTCCAGGATCAATGTTAGGAGTCTCTGGCGTTGAAGCCCATACTCTCCCTAAAACTTTTGTATCCATGTTATTACCTCACGATGGTATGTTTATCTTTTGACCTAATCTCAATCTCTTTACCCAATACTTAAAGCATCTGACATTACCTGCTTTACCAAAGTAATAGGTTAGTTCATTGCTAAGGAAATGTACGTCTTTAACATACAACACATCATTAAGTACATATGAAACAGTACCTTCTGATGCTCCTAATAGATTAGTTCCTGAGATAGTAATTGTAGTATCTGCTGTTAACTTCAGACCTGTTAGTTCAAATGCTGGCTCATTAGCAGCAGCAGTTTGAGGTTGTCCCATTCTGTCTGTATAAGCAAGTGTAGAAGGTCTGCTAAATGTAATAGTATGACTATTAGATTTAAGGTCTGTCTTTAGTATTGCATCAACATCATGTGGAGGAACTACAGTATATGCATTATATGCAGAAGATACGTTGTAGTAGTTTCCAGTAGTAAGCATTTTAGCCCACAGTCCACCGACATTATAGTCAGCCAGTCCAAGTCCAATAGCACCTCTACCATTCTTACTTAAAAAGAACTTAGTATCATCAAAAGAGATACGTCCATCCTGCTCACCTTCTGGTCTTTCATATATCTCATATTTATCGTACAAGAAATTAAGACTAAGAGTTTCGGTTGTTGGTGTTTCTACAAAGTCACCAAATGGAGTAACATCCCAAAGATAGTTAACTTGTCCAGTAAACTCTCCACCAGAAGTAGGAAGTGTACCAATTTGAGCACAAGTTTCTATATGAGGATTACCATGATCTAGCTTGTGACTATCTAGGTTTGATAATGAGGAATCAAACATAGCATCAATTTCAGCTCTAGTGTATCCACCAATTGCAGTGATATTATCTTGATGAGGATTAGATGCTGCTTGAGGTGTGTGAGCATTATAAGAACTACGCATACCATCTGTAATAGTATCATAGTCAGCCTTCTTCCATGCAAGAATAGGAGTCCAATCTTCTACAGCTTGTGTTCCAGCATAAGCACCTTCTTGCTGAAGATACTCGTTATACTGAGAATACAGTGTAGTAACACCATCTTGATCTATAATAGGATTAACAAATTCAGATGTTGTGATGTACATCTGAGGCATTCCATATGCGCAAGCAACAGCACCAAACTTATAACACACAGTTGATTGTTCTAATTCCCATCCATTTTGTAGCTTCTCTAATTCAAGCTCTCCCTTTCTTTTCCACACATAGTTACGCCATTCATGTGGCTCAACTTCAGT